ACTGTTCCAAAGGAATCATTGGGTTTGTTTGCGCGGTGTCCGCGTACTTTTTGTTTTGCCATTGTTTTACCTCATGTTGCGGGGCCACATGGCTGTGGGTAGCCGCTCCGGTTGTGTCAGGGCCGCGTTAGTGCGGGTAGCTGACGGATCTTTTTACGGAAGTTCTGGTGCTGCGAACGTGCGGTAAAACTCATGTCCGCCCAGTTCCGTAGAAAATTCTAAATCTTTTGATTCACGCATCCACTGACTAGGAGCATCTTTGCGTGTGTAAAATACTGTGTTTGCCGGAAGACGACTTGCGCCTTCAGTCTCAGGGTCGAGTACGTTCTGCGCTGCAGCGTACGCTTTTGCCAATCCTTTGTCGGCAAGACCTTTCTTAACTTCCTTTGCTCGTGCGTACAGAGTTGAAGGCTCTAGTCCAGAGAAGTGAAAGGCACCTTTGCGAGTTTGCTTCAAGAGCGCATCATCTAGGGTTTTGATATCTTTAAAGTCGTAGTAGTCAGAACCGATCCGGTTTTTAACTACTTCACCAATTGCTTCCATGCTTTCTACAGGGTCTGTTGTAGACTGTGTTTCAGTCAAGAACAGTACGGTTAGCTTGTCTTCGGGGGAAAGACCTTTAATAAAGCTTTTGATCTGTGTACGCTGGGGTTTCTTGGCTGCAAGCTTAGATAGCTTTGCTTTCAACTCATCGGATACAGGCATATACTCCTGCATATCAACGTCGTCACCTACGTCACCGCGCTCCATACCTTGATCAGCCAAGAATCCGCCGCCCTGTGCTGCGCCGACCTTTTCGCCGTACTTGGCTTGACGACGCTTGACTTCGGGTTTTCCTTCGTCGTTAATTTTGTCTAAGAAACTCTTGCCGTGCTTCTTTTCAATAGCTGCTACAACTTCGGGTTCGATTAGGCGTTCACCGTCTGAGAGGGCAACGTCTACCATGTTTGCCTTACCACCCTTTTTCATTTTGGTACGCTTGGTTGCTTCGCCTACAACCTTATCTAGCATCTTTTTGTTTGCTTCATTGGCTGGTTGATTGACTACAAACGAACCGGCCTTGACTGAGGTGTAACGATTGTCTGCGATGGACATGTCGTCGGATACCGAATTTGGGTCTTTGTTGACGAAACCTTCGGTAACAGCCATGCCACCGCTTTGCATACCGATGCGTCCACCCGTCGCCCAATCTGTTCCACCACCGGGGTCTTCACTATCAGGACCTCCTTCGGGGCCATCGTCGTCGTCGTTGCCGTGATGACCGTCGTGGCTGCCGGGATTAGCGTCGGGGTCTGGGCCATAAGCACTATCGGGAACGCCACCTGTAGTAACGTCACCCGAATCAAATCCTGCCGGTGTGTCCCCTGTTCCAGTAACACCGGAACCAAATCCCGGATCGCTATCAGGATCAGGCCCATACCCAAAGTTTCCACCTCCCGGTTGACCACCAATTGAAGGCGAAGGTAGGCCCGATATAAATCCGGGCGGCGGATTACTGGACATAACAGGAGTATCTATGGTTATATACCCGCCGGGTGTATCTATAGATATAGAATTTGTTACAGCAGTGTTTACGTTTGCAAAATCTGGCCCTAAAGGATTCGCAACTGTACTTGTAACAACACCAGTAAAGTTCGAACCCATGTCGGCACCAAGCGGGTCACCAAACGTCATATCATTATATGTTCCAGTAATATCTGGGATAGCTTGGCCTTGTGCAATTTCTGCTGCGTGTGCTTCTAGTGCTGCCTGAACGTTTTGTTCGTGCTGTGCTTGTGTGATTCCAACGGGTGCTGCACCGTACATGCCGGATTGAACAGATCCAAAACCTAGCGGACCCGGAGATATACCTACAATTGAATTGTTTAACAATCCGACGCTATAGCCCTTTTTACCAGCAATTGCTTGTTCTTGGATGTTTTCTAAATTGGCTTGGCTTGCTTTTGCTGCTAGAGACATCAAACCCATCATAGGCAGACCCATAAACATACTAAAGGCTTTTGGTACTCCTGTAGCTCTTTCCGTTTGAGTCAGGGGGTTAATCGCAGTCGGAAAACCCATGTAATCTACAATTTTTGATTCGATGTATCCTGCAATTGTATCTGGAAAATCCTTATTAGGTCGAGGATCGGGTACTCCTACACCCTGTAACACTTGGCTTAACATATCGTTATCCGATCTGCCGTTATCATCTTCTTGTGCAGAAGAACTAGATTGTGAACCGCCACTACCACTGCCTATGCTAAACTGTAAAAACGAACGGTTTACATCGTCGTCTGCTAAAGGATTAGGAACAACAGGACGATTGCTGGCACCCGCAGTGCTATATCCAGCGAAAGCACGGTTTTTTATGTTTTCAATGTAGTTGTCTGCAATCGGGCTTGTAGCCATTTAGATATCCTTTGCTTTTACAGCAGCTTCATAGTCGCTTCTTAAACCTTTAAGCATTTCCAGTGAAGTTATCTTCCCCTGCAAGCGGAACACTTCCAGTTCCGATCTGGCCCCCACCAACGCCCGAAGCGTCATCTGGATTTGCTCCTGCAGGTACGTCTCCAGACTGTCCCATGCTTCCTTGTTGGTCACTAGGCTGCTGACCTTCCGGGCCTGTTCCTTGTTGAGCATTCTGTGCCAATCCTTTCAACATCTCTGCAAAAATTTGCGCTTCATTTACGTCGTTTACCAAGCTATCAGGGTCGATGTCTTGAGCGATAGCTAGTTCACGCATAAGGTTAGGTATCTTAATAAACGGTGCAAGCATCGGGTTAGATACCGTCTGTAGCAAGGTTGTAAGTCTCTGGCTGCGGACTTCTTTCTGCATGACTGCAGCTACGCCGCGAGGTTTGATTTCCAAGTCACCTTCGATATCAGGGGCATCTTCGTTGAACTGCATGTTCCACTGGAAATATGATTCTCCCAAAGGTTTTAACAGTGCGTCGTCGATGTTCTTGATTACCGTCTTGAGCGACAAGCTTGCACCACCAAGAAGCATGGATAGCCCAGATGCGGTTCGACCTGTTCCGGCTACACCAGTTTGACCGTGCATGATTGACGGAAGACCCGTTTCTTCGTCTGCAAGCTGACGGCTAATCTGATACATCTGAATGTTTTCAGGTGCCGTGTTCGGAAACTTGAGGCCGTTGATTGCTGTTCCCGTAACACCGGACTGACGACGGAAGATTTTGCCGGGAAAAATGTCCATGTTCTGACCGGGAACCAAGCTTGCTTCATCTACGTCAAATACTAGGTTGCCAGCAAGAGCTAGGTTGTCGATTGCCATCCGAACGTGACCATTCATTAGCATCTGTGCATCTTCCATGTTTTCCGCTACGCCAACACCCCACATTTGATACGGGTTAATTTCGTACGGAAAAACCTGATATGGAATACGTGCAGGCGTAAACGGATTTAAAACACAGCGAATTACTTCGTTACCGCAAACCCACACGTTTACCTGCACCTGATCTATTGGACCCATTGTCTGAGGCACATCTAGGCCAGCCCGATTTGCAAACTCCGCATCTAAAACGCCCCAGTATTCAAAAACCTCAAATCTAGTTTCGTTGTAGTATGCTTCAGTTTCATCTTCACGAATAGTGTCTTCGAAATACTTGTCCGTGTAGTTAGAGCCTTTTGCAATTACATCTTCAATCTTGTCCTTAAAAAAGTAAGGACTGTTGATTAGATTACGAAGCTGTTGCTTGTTCATCCGATGACGTTGAATTACGTATTCGCAATCATCGATGCTAGTTGCAGACGGATCAGGATAAAAATCCCACGCAGATACGTTTTCAATTCGAGGAACAGTCTTTTCGTAGGGAGCGTATATACGCCCTTCCGGTGTAGTTTCCCATTTGTGAACACGCTTGTAAAAATTAAACGGTCCTTTAATAATCCCCGTACCTAGCAAGGCTGCTTCAAATATACTACTGCGAAACTCATTCACAGCACTCGTATCTAGTAACTGATCGTGAATAACCTTTTCCATCTTTAAGGCAGCACGTTGAGCAGGAGAAATCTGCGGTTCTCCCATGAGTGCTGGTCCCGGACGGAGCGAAGCATTTTCGTATCTATCCTTAGTGCCACCCAAGTAATCCATAGACGGACTTGCTGCCATAGCACCCGGCTCTAAGTTTCGACCGTCTCCCGGAAAACCGTAAGGGTCTTCCTGTTGAATAATGTCGTCTAAGGGGGTTTCCAAGTGAGCAAACTCCGCAATTCCTTCTGGAACCGGAGTAGACTCAACAACTAATGGAAACTTCTTATTAGCAAAAAGAATATCAATGATCTGTCCGTACGCAGCAAGAACCTTCGTTTTGGTTATCTTGATAAATACCTTAGATTTTTCAGATTCGCGATACTGTGTTGTTGAATCGTAAATACCGCGAAAATTCTTGTACGCCCTCAACCAACGCTGTTCATAGGCATAGCGTCCGTTTTCAGCGTCTTCAAACTTTTTGTTGATAAGCCCTACAAGTCCCGGAAGCTGATCTTCAACGTCGTGCAACGTTACTTGCGTGTCATCAGGTGGCTGGAGAAAATTTTCAGACATTTGATTTTAGTAGTCGCGCTCTTCAGCCATTTTCATAACTGATGGGTCAACGGCTTTCTTGGTCATCTTCTTTGGCATGTCTTCGGTGAGTACACCTTGCTTTGCCATTGTGTCAAACTCAAGACCTTCCCGATATAGTTTATTGCATCCGCCCATATCATCAACGCTAGTTTTGTCGCTGTTCATAATATAAGATGCACCCATATTCATGTTCATGGTTAGTCTCCCAATTTATGGTGTGTAAGAAATGAAGCCGGTTGCTTCTTTGCCTTCGCGAGCGGCTCCTCTCGCTTGGCGTAATCTTTCTGGGTTAGAAAGAAAAGAGGTAGGTACGTTTTGTACGGCATCTGGTACACGTACTGGTTCTGTAATCTGTGGTTGTGCGGCAGGAGCAGCAGCGGGGGCCTGATTGAATAGCTCTGGTTGATCTGCCATCACTCGTTCGATAGGACGGGCCGATCCGGGATCAGCTACAGGAGAAGCCATCGATCTCCCGACTTCTATAACGTCACTAGGAGAAACCGGAAGAAACTCTGTGGCTCCTGCTGCAACTCCTAATGGGCCAGCTACAGAACTAGGAAGTCCCAATGCTTCTGCTTGCTGTGTAAATGCGCTACGAGTCATTTCTGAAGCAATAGCAGAACCGACGTAAGGAATTGCAGCAATACCCTTCTTAACGGGTCCGGGTAGCTTCTTATAGGTGTTTTTTATGAATTCGAGAGTGCTTTGATGATTCTTAACTCTATCGGCTTCTTGCTGTGCAGCTTTACCTGCCGCTACTTCCGCCGTTGCCTCTTTTATCTTCAGGTTAGCTTCTGCGACGGCGGTTGCATTTTCTCCGCGCTTGATAGTCAAGTCGTCTGCACGATAGCCTGTTTCTTGTGCAGTTAGTCTAGATTGCTCTGTTGCCTCTGCAGTCTTTGCTGCACGAAGCTGTTCCCCTTGTGCAATTTCTTCTGGAGTAGCAGTAGTCGGTTGAACCGGTGCTTGCGACGGAGTTGCCATCGCATCGACTTCAGGGTACTGTGCGTTGAACTCTGGTGCTAAGTCTAAGCGAAGTGCTTCGCCTAATCCTTTCGCATCTGTGGCACCGACGGCATCTGCCATCATCTTTTCGTAGGCTACTAGGATTTCACCACGTTGTTGTAAACCACTGATATCTTCTACATCAGTATAGTATCCTGTCATAACTTTGTCAAGTAAACTTTCACCAGAGCCTTTGTGACTGATGATTTCACTCGCAAGGTCAGGACGACCAAGTTGATTGGCAATAGCAGAAGCAGTGATACGGCGAAGAGCAGTATAACCGGATGGCTTAACTAAAAGCTTATCTAGAACATTTTGCGGAATTTTTGTAAAGACGTGCTTTTCTAAAGCTGCGCTAATCTTTCCTGTAGTCATACCCGGAAAGAGTTCGCCCGTTGCCCCTGCTGCATCGTAGCGACGGTTTAGGATTTCACGAAGAACCGGTCCCGGCGGCTTGTCTGGGCCTTTTGCCTTACGACCACCGCCAGTAGCTACTTCAGGGTCACGAGCAACGCCAGCTTCCCTGTCATAAAATGGACGAACAGGTTTAGAGCGAATGGCAAGCGCACGAGACGTACGCATTCCCGAAAGGTCTTCTCCGCGATACCCTAGCAAAGCTGCCATAACAGCGTCTCGCGTAACAGGATCAGGGATGTCACCAATGCCCTGTAAGACCGATTGGAGGACTTCAGCAGGTATAGCACCCTTTGCAAGCTTACGGGTGCCCTTAGAGGCTCCTGTGCGGGATAGCTTCAATTCTAATACGTTATCTGCCGCTACTTTAAACGGGCGGACGATATTTTTACGAACATCTTCACTAATATTGCCTAAAGGGGTCTTAGATGCCGCTTCAAACTCCGCAAACGACGAGCCTAAGTCAACACCGTTCTTTTGAAGCTTGGCAATGTTGTTGCTGATGCCTGTTGTGTTACGAGCAGGACCTACGACTTCACGTGAAAACGTTTTTTCAAACTTGCTGTAGAAATCTTTTGTCTCATCTAACTCTGCAAGGATAGGTTCGTCTGGTACACCGTCGTTGTACATCTTTGCAATGAACGAATCGGCAACAGTATGGCTTCCTGAATCGATACGAGCACGTACTTCTTCTAACGATGGAATTTCACCGTCGGAAAACAAAGTCCGCTGCAAATTCATAAAGGAATCTACAACGGTTTTTTCTTGCTTGGTTAGTTCAGCCATTGATTAGTATCCAAATACTTCGTCTTGAACCTTGTAGACGTGGTTCTTGATTGCGCCTAGTTGTTGGTGTATAGATGCGTAGCCACTCATACGTGTCATTACCATGTAACGAAGGGCATCGTAGGCGTGATCTTCTGCCTTCGTGTCCACGTCTTCGCTGTTAGTTTTTGAAAGGGGAATGCCTGCAAGTTGTTTTACTGTGTGTTGGCACGTAGAAAATATACGTAAACGGGGTTCCTGAGAGTACGGATCATCCGCAAGTCTCCGATGAACTTCCATCTTTCCTTGAATGCGGTTTCGATCTGAAGGAGTCCAACGAACGCCCTGTCTCATCATAACTTCCGCAATAGACGGCCCAAAGCCTGTCTTATTCCAGCAGGAAGAATCGAGTACGGTATAGTGAGGTAATGGGTCAAGCTCTTCTGCTTCTAATATTTTATCGGCTAATTGCTCGGCTGTCAAGTGCTTTGCATACAATTCACGATAAACCCAAATATTATTATCCCAATCAATAGCACCCCAAAGAACGCACGACGGCGACGCATAGCCGTAGTCGGCGGCACGTATACGGGGCCAGTTTGTTGGAAGTTCATAAGGTTCGACCACATGTCTCGCTCGTGTAAATTCAGGGAAGGCCGCTCCCTCTGCCACATCCCAATCCCCTTCGAGAAGTCTCTTCCGTTCGACCTCTGGGAGCGAACGCAACATGGCTTCGTATTGTCCGTCTGCCATGAGGTGGGGATTATCTGTCAACCGTGCTGGTACAAACTTTCGGAAGAACAGCGGCTGACCTGCCTTTTCGTGACCGGCAGGCCACACAAACGGCTTCATAGTGTCTATGTCGTATGCGGGGAAGGCGATATTCTCTGTGCGAGAATCGATATACATCTTCTTTACCCACCATCCACCGACACCGCCGGGGTTGGCTGTACAACGCATATTCAAAGATTTCTGTAGTTCGGGATCGGTAGAGCGTAAGCGGGAACGTAGATAGTCCCAGACGTACGGTGTTGGATATTGGGTTATTTCGTCGATACCTATCCAGTTGAACGCCTGTCCTTGAAAACGGGTAACGTCCTTGTCTCTGTCTAGGTAAGTAAACCAAATTGTGGCACCAGAGGGAAATACCCAAGTGGATTTTGATTCGCGGAACTTGGCTCCGGGAAACGCCTTTGTATATAGTTGACGTGATTTATCGATTAGTTCTGTTAGTTCGTCGAGGGTACGCCGGAGAAGAAGACCCCGATGATTGGGGTTATGGCAATACCGTAGGGGATCAGCAAGTAGAGCGAACGACTTACCACCACCAGCGGCTCCGCCGTAAAGAACGTCTTGCTCTGACGCTGCAAGAAACTCTTCTTGTGGTCCAGCGTTTGGTTGAAATACAACTTCGGCATCTCCAACAAGATCAGAAACGGGTTCGGGCAGAACGGCGAGATCTCCCATGTCAATGACGGATGATCCCTTTCCAGTGATTGCTTTTTCGACTTTTCCAATTGTTTTTTCGAGTTCACGTGCGTGGCTTCTTCGTGCTTCTGCTTGTTTCGTTGTCTTTTCGGCTTTTTTCTTTGCAGTACGCAGTCGCTTTTGCGCTGCGCGACGAGCACGTTCAGCAGTCGAAAGTTGGTAGGTACGCTTGGGTTTATCAGTCTTTTTCTGCTGATCTATTGGCTTTTCTTCCACGATGCTTCCTTGCTTGTCCAATTAAAATGCTCAGTTCTTTAGAAAACTCTGTCCCTGTCATTCCTTTTGGTACGGGAATAGCGTCGCCACGACGCATAGCTACTTCAATAGCTTCTTTTTCAGATAGTTTACTCAAGCCTTCTTTTTCACGACGGATGGTCGGAGCAATGTATTCTTTGCCGTCTTGCTCGAAGCTAACGGTACGAACAGTTTCGTTTGCATAGGTTGTCGGTGTAGACGGGTCCATAGCCCGACGAAGCCATGAAGGACGTTCAGACATCGATAATTACCTCTTTCTTAGGCGGTAACAAGACTACGCCGTGAACGGCAGTTACATTGTGATTGATTTGTTCTTGCTTTGCCACTCCTACGCGATTGAGGAGCGATTCAGCAGCTTTGAGACGAAGATCGTCTCCGCGTTCTGGGGCGGGGTTGTCTATAGTAGAGATTACACGGTTAGCAGCCTTCAATGCGTTGGTTGCAAGGACCTGCTTCGTGCGTTCGATGATTTCATCGGATAGGGTAGACTTGAGCCACGCTGCAGAGCCTCTAGAGTATCCTGCGTCTATGGCTGCTGCGGTGACCTGACCACCATTTTCAAATAGCAACTCTAGGAACTGTTCCTGTTGAGGGGTCAATTCCTTCTTTTTGTGTGTCTGGGGTAGGAGATTCATCGCTTTGTCCCGAAACCGACGCACATTTCCACTTGATGTTGACTTCGAAGAGGTTAGTTGTACGTACGAACTCTCCCATTTCGTCTACACGAGCCTTACAGGCTTCTTTTGTCTCGTAGGGGCCGCGTGTATCTGTCAATTCATGGCATGTGTCGGGCGAAACCGACAGGCAAACAAGTAGTGCTGCTTCGTATAACATGTCGATTTCCTGTGAAAGTAAGTGTGGGACCGATTTTTTAGCCTACATCGCCCTGTTGTTACAAGTCAAGAGGTTAATTGTCGGGGTGCGCTAGATAATCTAGCCCCACAACACAAGTATAGCCACTATATCTATGTAAGTCAACATGAAATGCAAGTATCGGATACCTTTTTTGGATAAAAAAATAAAATTGAGTCGGTTTATTCTTGACAAATCGTGATTTGGACGGTACAATGGGTCTAAGGCCCACAGGGAAATATACCCCATACCCACTGGGGGCCTACTATACGTCGGTTTTGTACCCCACTGGGAGATCCCTTTGGGGTCTTTTTTTGTCTAATTGCTGGGAGCACCCCCCAACACGTCGGTTTTATTCCCGTATCGATAACCCTACAGGATAAAATTGCTGGCGACATTGCATACAGGTACCGGTACCCCCCCAGTGGCCCTTGCCACCCCTATAGAGGCTCCCGCATTGCCAAGCCCGAGGTTTCCAGCCTGACACCTAACCCTGAGTAAAGCCCTGCCGGATATCCCCGCGCCTATATCGCGTCAATGCGTGTGTTTTTTTGCCCTGCCTGACAGATTATCCATGCCGGTTATTCTTTAGGGGAGATGTTGAGAGCAATATTCCTAGCAATCCCCTACATAACCCCCGCCCGATTTATCCCGCAATTACAAGCGCAACGATATAGTTCTATGGTATAGGCAAAAAAAGAACCCGCCGGACTAGCCAAGCGGGTCAAGGTTAGGGAGGAATGCGCGTCGGTTACTCGTCGGTTTTGATTACCTTCAACTGTTCAGCGTATGCTTTAACGGTGTTGTTTCGATCCAAATCCCAGTCGGGGATGCCTAGCAAATCGGCTGTTTGTTTGAGGTGGTTCATCATCGTATTGAGATGCTGCAACTGCTTTGCAAACATGACTAGCTGTTTACGATCCAAAACAACAAGATCATCAGCGTTGGTCTCAGGGGTGATATTCAAAGCTTTATTAGCCATCGGATTAAGTTCCTTCTCTGTTGGTTTAGGCGAGGCAACCGCTGCCCCGCCCTTATGTTATAGCCGCTGCCGGATTAGCTGGCAAGCTTATATCTGCGCTTGAGACCATGACCAGCTACAGTCTGGATATCATAGCCTTTGCGGCGCAAGGTCTGGATTCCCTTGTAAACAGACAGCGGAGTCATGCCAGATTCACGGCAAAGCGTGTTCTTTGTTACCGCATAAGAACGATAGGCAAGGCACCGGTACAACTTGCCAAGCTTGCTATCGGCATGAAACCCTCGCCGCTGCCGGAGCTTTTTCGCCGCCGAATCCCCCAGATTTAGCCCAGAGGTTTCGCCGTTACGATCAGCAAAGATAGCCGCAAGGAATCGCTGCGCTGCCTCTTGCTGGCGTTCGTTTATCTCTCGCAAAACAATTGCCCGTTCATCATCACGGACAGCCTGCTCGATCCGGTTTGTAAGGGTTGCAAAATCATTGATCAGGTTTGTAGGTATCTTGTTCATTGGTTGGTTTCTTTCTGCCCCTCGGGGCGTTGGTTTTAAAAGATCGTTAGAAAAACGACTACAAGAAGCACGATCCAAACTACCTTGTAGAGATTTGCAATAAACTCGCCCATGATTAAGCCGCAACCATTCCAGCATAGTTCAACCATGCGTCCGACTGGACTAGATCACGAACGGCAATCGATTTATCGAGACGTTTCTTTTCATCCCTGCCACCCTTGTTGGCATCGGGGAGATGCGTTGACCAATGGGTTAGGGCATTAAATGCCGCCCACATTGTTTCGCCCAGTTCGCGCGTTTCCTTGCTATACAGATCAAGCAAGGTGGCAAGCTTCTTTTGGTTTACCTTCAATTCATCGTTATTTTCGGCAACTTTTCCCGCCTTGTCGATCAAACCGCTATCAATCAACAAGTCGTTAAATTGCTTTTCAGTCATGCCGATTTCGCGATAAGCTTGCATCGTTTCCCGCTGGCTATCCCACATTTCTAGACCTAAAACGCCCTTTGTTATTAGTGCGCCGCTATTCATATTCTTGGTATGTTTGGCCTTCTGGTGATACGCCTTCTCGCCACCGAAAACCAACGTATTGCGGCAAAGGTCACGATACGCCCCGCTAAATATTTGCAACGTCCATGATTTATCTACGCTGTTAAAGATATCCAAACGGCACCGGCTGTCGTCTTGCTGGCCTGATCTCGTCCGGCTGCGGTCGATTAGATCGTGGAAATAAATCGTCCGGTGAACCCGCAAACCCTCTTCATAGATACGGTCGCAAACTTCAACATTCCCCAAATAATCCCGTAGCCCGGAGTCGTTTAAAATGTGAGATTGTTCCCGCATCAATTCGGCATGGGGTGTCAGGTTGTAGGTTTCCAGATTGAACGGAACCACATCAACAACGCGGTTCGTTCGGGTATTACGCAAGGCATGATATGGCATGCGCTGCGGCTCAACAATGCCATCAGCATCAGTGACAACGGCCTCGACTGGCACCGGCTCGAAACTGGCAAACTGCTCGTAAACTGCACAGTCAAATATGTCATGATGCACAGATGAAAGGTCGCTGCCTTTCGCCCTTGCATTATCGACAGATTGCGTTGGAATTAAATCAAACATGGTTAAAAGTTCCTTCTCTTTGGTTGTTGGCATGGTACTTGCTACCAGCCTTGATTTGTTTATGCCATGCCGCCGCCGAATCGGTCAACAACAAAATTCAGATAAAAAACGAGGCGGGAAAAAATCCCGCCCCGCCCCATTTGGGCAAGCCCCGCTGCTCAACTTGCCCGATGCTATCCCCGCCAGTGGTAACCAACAACCAAACCGGCAAGATAGCCCAAGAAAAAGGATATAGGCTGACAAAATATTACGTTGGTTTTTAAGCATGGCCTGACAAAATTTCCTAGTGTGTAACAAACAAGATTTGTTTTTCCGGTGCAGACCAGCAAAGGGTGCAGGTCGCGCACGATTCCGCTGCCCCAGTCTGTTCAGGACAAACAATTGATTTGTTCTTTTCCGGTTTGTATAGGTCGGCACTGTTCGCGCTAAACTGCCAATCCGGTGCGTTACTAAAACGGACGTTGAACCGGTCACCAAACCCGCCCCGAACGGCACGAAGGGCAAGCCCTATATCGCTGTTTGGCGCATAGCCGGTAAAGCCCCAGACCGCCAAGTTATCAAATTTAGATAGAAGATGCTGCCAGACTGCTACATAATCAACAGAATAGAAATCACCCAAGACATGAAGCCGGACAATCACCCCCCTATAAGTCCCGCACAGTTCTTCTATCTCTTCTTTGATGCGCTGTTCTAATTCGCTGCCATGCTGCAGCCGGTGCGCGAACATCATATTGTTACCGTAACAATTGTCCCAGTGATAACAAGAACGCGGACAAGTGGCTCGTTCTTCTAAAGTTAAGGTGTAAATTACATAGCCTTTAAACTTGCCCTTTTTAATTACAGGCAATCTATCTTTAGATAACTTACCATTCTTGGATCGCTTCAAGACCGAATGTGGATAATCAGATAATAGTTTAACTGATTTGGGATACATGGTCACGGCTGGCTTGTTTATATCTGCTTTTTTCATTGGTTTGGATTCCTTCGTTGGTTGTTGGTTCGGAAACCCTACGGATAAAAACCGGCATGGTCAAGCGGTAAAATTCGCTGCCCCTGTTTTTTTAGATAACATTTAGGACAGGAAAGAAAACCGGCCTCTCTGACCATCGCCGGTTCCCCGCAGGTATCGCAACGATAGGCAGGGTTTAAGGTAGTTTTCTTAGATACCCTGCTGACAATATTACCGTTGACAATATTTTGGCTGACAAAATCCATGTTGACAAAACTCCCAACTAAAACTTAGGCAGATAAAACTTACCATCCTGCAATGCGGCTGACAAAATTTTAAGCTGACATTTCTGTACGCTGACATTTTTGCCATTCCATTCACCGTCGCTGACAATCTTTCGCAATGCTATTCGTTCATCATTGACATTAATTAGGCGTGGGTCGCTTGCCGCGTTAGGGTATCGTGGCGTGATTGCGCTTGGCGAAGCATATGCCAGCGTATGGCGGCACTCATAAGCGGTTCTCATATGTACTTACTCCAGTAGTTGTCCCAAGCTTCACGCAACATCTCAGCATATTCTTTGTCGTTGTGCAAGCCCAAGAAATCGCGGTGGGGTTCCATCTCTTGCATAAACTCGCCAAAGTATTCACAGTTGCCTATCTTACTGTTGGCAAGATACCAGAAGTCTTCTTCTAGCTGCATTGCCCAAGCCTTTACCTTACCCATCGTCAATCTCCTCTTCGAACTTACAACGCATTGTGTGATAAGCCATCAGCGTTGCAGCTAAAATTGGGTAAAATTCCCAGTCCGGCTTACCAGACCTAAATTGATAATCAATCTCGCTGTCAACTGCTACCAATACGGCGTTGACTTGTTTCTTTGGTAGGTTAAACGTTATCATAATCGTCTCCCTCATCGCGCAATTCTAATTCATTTGTATCTACGCCATCGCAAGCGTAAGAATAATCGTAGTTTGAAATATTAAACAAGGCAATCGTTCCATCGGGATTACGGACAGGCTCGTCTGTTTCGTCATCTACAACATAGACTGGCATATCCCACACACCGATTGAATACGTTTTGTTGGGGTCGAGTAGTTTGTTTGGTTGGCTCATCGGTCATCTCCATCGTAACCATGAAATTTAATGTAATCACGCATCTTATCTTTCGCTTCTTTAACGTGACCATATATGTCATCCAACGTGCTGTCAACTATGTCTGCATTCTCTAAGATTTTAGCTGATTCATTTAAGAACGCCAAGATATCCAAGCTGGTAAATTCAGATAGAACGTGCAAGTCACCTTCACCGTCACAAACATCACACTTACCATAGGTGCTTGATATCCAGCCGCCGTTCGCAAAGTCTGTGACAGATTTGTCGTATTCGGCAATGCCGCCACCGTTGCAGGCGAGACAGGTTCTAGTTATCGTTGTCATCGGTTATCTCCTGCACCCTCAAAACTTTGGTATTTTCACCACCGACTAAGCCCACCATATCTATCTGGGCTTTTATCTGTGCCTCGTATTCTGTGTTAGCGCGGACAATAACTTCACGAGTTGTCGTTGCTTCTACCTTAACTTCCCAAGTTCGTTCAGTCACGGCTCATCTCCAATCCCATCAGGTTCATAACGTCAATCGTTAGCTGGTCAATCAACTCATAGACATCGTTAACATCCCAATATTCGAAGGGTTGCCAATGATTGTCACTGAGAAAGTTATCTAACTTCTCTTCTTCCCATGTGTCCCAGTCACTGGGTAAGGGTGTAGCTAGAAAGTTTGCTGACATGCGAGCAAATATCTCTGTGTGTTTAGCTGCATATTCTGCGTGGGTTAGTTTCTTAGCCATGATGCTTCTCCAAGCCTAAAATTCTACGTGATGTTTCTGCCTCATCCCTGAGATGTTGCAAATCAAACGCCGATAAATACCTGACACCACCCTCATGTAACGCTGTTTCTATAACAGGGTCTACAGCATTTAACAGGTCAATGATTGTATTCTTCATGTCTATAGGTAGGGACTCAAATATCTTGGTACGCTCTATTCTTTGTTTATTGCGTTCCTTTTCCCAATGGGCAATGCGTTCGTCTGTTGTCATGTTTTCAAGTTTCTTAGCCATCTCGTTTCTCCTATCTGGCAGTTGATTAGTAACCAATATCGGAAACAAAATACCCTGTCAACAAAAAAAGAACGAGGCCAGAAATTAATCTGACCTCGCTCCCAACCAACCAAAGGAAACAACAAAGGGTAACCAGCCCCTTGCGTTACACCGTATTAAGCTACTTCGTACAGTGTCCCTATTTTTAGCACAGTCTTTTCGTGTTCGTCAAGCCACTTTTTACATTCCCAACGACTTTTTCCAATAAAGATTGCAACGTGCCGCAGATAATCAACGCAATCCTTTTTCTTTACCAATTCACGATCAGTCTCCCCTATACGAACAGACGACACCGGAACACATAGCATCCATTTGTAGTCACTGCGTTCTAAGATTTCTATCTCAAGTTTTTCAGTTTTCATCTTCTTCCTCGTAAGCTTCGATGTAAATATCCATAGACTCCCTGATCAAGTCAGCAACGGATACCTGTTCTAAGGATGTCTTTTGCAAAGTTTTAGCTATGTTTGCCATCTTGTTGTACTGTCCAACCTTTAACAGGATGTTATATTGTTTAGTCGGTTCCAAAATCTTGTTTGGTCTTGGCATCCTTAATTTCCTTTTCAGATAGTTTATCTAGTTTCTTTTGCTTCTTATCCCCAATAACTTTATAACCGTATTTCTTATCCCTTAGTAGTTTAGCTATAGGGTTAATTTTATTATTAATATTCATTGTATGTTTCTCCCAATGGGATGGTTAATAATTAAGTAGCACATCCTGTCAAGCGTTGTCAATCAAAAAAATACGGTTGACATGATTTTTGTGCGGTGGTATCTGTCTGACATAGTTTGTAACTAAGAAAAAGGAAACCGACATGAAATCACCAAGTTGGTTACAAGGATATGTTGAATCGCTCGACATACAACCGATGGGTCGGTATCGATCCGACTGCCCAGTGTGTGGCAAGAAAAATACGTTTAGCGTAAACGATGACGGAATGCAACGTCTTTGGTTTTGTTTTCATGCCGACTGTAACGTGTCAGGACGGACAGGAATATCCTTGACACGAGACTTTGCAAAGCTTGCAATGAAAAAACACGAGTCTAAAATTTCAAAAGATACGCTGACAAAATTTGAGTTACCTAACACTTTTGTTAGCCTTTCTCGTAACTTAGATGCTGAACTTTATGTAAAATCTGTAAATGCGTATGATGCGTATCTGTCTGGTCGCGCTGACATTCGTTACGATTTTAAGCGTAACAGGGTGGCGTACGTGGTAAAAAACGGAAACAATGTTGTCGATGCTGCCGGACGAGCTATCGATGGACGCAACCCAAAGTGGTATAGATATGGAAATTCTAGTTTACCTTTTAGTTGCGGATCCAGTGATACAGCTATTGTCCTCGAAGATTGCGCCAGTGCTTGTTCAGTTTCTGAATTAGCAACAGGGGTTGCCTTGTTAGGTACAAATCTGCTAGAACCACATATAGAAGTGTTGCGTAAGTATGAGCGTGTGTTTGTTGCGCTTGACAAAGATGCAACTGACAAAGCCGTCAGCATGGTAAAGGTACTGTGCCGACAAGTTCCAACCAAACTCATGGTCTTGAGCCGTGATTTAAAAAACTTAGCAAAGGAAGAGCTAAATGACTTCTTACGATCCCACCTCGATTGATCGACAGATACTTGGCTTTTGTCTCAACGCCGACTTCTTTGGTCGCGTAAAGAACATTGTTGATCGGACGATGTTCGAAAAAGAGATGCGTGACATTTTTGACACACTTACATACTCACACACCAAATACGGAAAAGACTTAACTATCAGTGAGTTAGCCAGTCTCTTTAATGATCGTAACCCTGCTATGCCAGAAGCCGCACGGAACAAGGTACACGAAACCATAGCAAAGCTAGATGTTGGCAACGCCGACAATCACGACTTGCACCTAGACTTGGTACACAACTTCTGGTTGCGTGATCGTGCGCGGGTCATTGGGGAGAAGGCAATTGAAATCTTTACTGGTGACAGTGAGGAGTTTGGTGAGTTGCGCCGCCTCATTGAAACAGTAGAAGACGGACGCATCAGCGACAAAACAACCTACACTAAGGTCGAACATGATTTCGAACAACTACTAGAGGATGAAGCTGGTGATCCTGATTTCCCTTTTACATACGATCTGATCGGTGAGAATGTTGGCGGATTGGATCGTGGTAACTTAGGCATCCTATTTGCCAGACCAGAAGTAGGCAAGACAACCTTCTGTTGTTTCCTTGCAGCATCGTACATCAAACAGGGATTCAAGGTAACTTACTGGGCTAACGAAGAACCAGCCCCAAAGATTAAGTTGCGTATCATCCAGTCGTACTTTTCGATGACGCGGCAGGGAATGATCGATAACAAAACCGACTTGGGTAGACGCTATCAAGACGAGATAGCCCCGCTGCTCACCATCATGGATTCGGTTGGCACGTCGGTTGAAGAGATCGATGAGTACGCCAAGCTAAACAAACCTGACGTTATGTTCTGTGATCAGCTAGATAAGTTTCGTATCTCTGGTGAGTACAATCGCGGGGATGAACGCTTGAAGGAAACCTACGTGGTTGCTCGTGAGATTGCCAAACGAAACCGACTTCTTATGTGGGCTGTCAGTCAAGCAAGCTATGAAGCGCACGACAGACAGTGGATTGACTACTCGATGCTTGACAACTCACGGACAGGCAAGGCAGGTGAAGCTGACATTATCATTGGGATCGGCAAGACAGGTTCGAGTGAGGTGGAGAATACTGTGCGCCACATTTGCATATCCAAGAACAAGCTAAACGGCTGGCACGGTATGATCAACGGGCAGATTGATATCGAACGTGGTATATATTACTGATGGGAACCAAGCCACGCAGAAGGCATTGGCTCGATAAATACAAGTGCAGTAAGGGCTGTGAAATTTGTGGCTACAGTGAACAACCTGTTGCTTTACACTTCGATCACAAATACCCTAGCGAAAAAAGACGAGCCATAGCACACATGATGGATTACAAATTAACTAACTTGATAAGTGAAGTCAGAAAGTGTAGAATCCTCTGTGCAAACTGTCACTATATTGAAACAGATAAGGAAAGAAGATGAGCAAGAAGAAAAGAGAAGTAGTAGACAGACACTTGGGATGTCCTAGTTGGCCTAACTGCGATTTAGCCCCTTTAGGTTGTATCCTAGAGATGGGTAGAGATGTAGAGTGGTATGGTTATAAAGACCCAAAACCAACTAAAAAGAAAGAAGAAGACGAATGAACATTCTGACCTTCGACGTGGAAACAACCCACATACACAAGGATAGCGGCGGCACAACTGCCCTACCATACTTTGGAAACAGACTGGTTTCTATCGGGTACAAGTGGCTGGGCTGTACCGTCCATTATCAGTGTTACTCCCACGCAGACAGGGAAGCAACCGACTCCGCCGCAGCAACATTTCAGCGGGAACTTGACACGGCTGACGTTGTTGTGGGACAAAACATAAAGTTTGATCTATCGTGGATCAGAGAGTGCGGATTCAAGTATGAAGGATACGTCTATGATACGATGGTTGCGGAATATATTTTATCGAAAGCCCAGCGTTGGCCTCTTGGACTTGCTGCTCTTGCAGAAAAGTATGACGTTACCCGCAAGGAGAAAGACCTCGTTGCGCCGTATCTCAAAGACGGCAAGACCTTTTACGACATACCGTGGGAGATAGTAGCAGAGTACGGTAAAGCTGACGTACTTGCTACTGAAGAGATTGCACTTAAACAGCTAGAAGCCTTTGGCACTACCTTTGAGGAACTATTCAATGACCAACAACTTAATACCGACGTTAAGGCTTTCGCTTGAGATGACTGACTCGCTTGCTCGTATAGAGCAAAACGGATTGAAGATAAATCTAGAAACCCTAGACGAGATTGAACGAGAGTACCAAGAAGAAATGGATACCCTAGAGGTTCGCCTAAACCAATTGGCAAGGGAAGCTATGGGCGACACGCCAGTTAACCTGTCTAGTCCAGATGATCGTAGTGTTCTTCTGTACTCACGCCGCGTTAAAGATAAACCAACGTGGTCACGGATATTTAACTTGGGTCACGAAAAGCGCGGAACTACTATGAAGCCGAAGCTTCGCACCCGCATGAAACGCGGCGAGTTCAACTCTGCGGTTCGTAACATGACAGAAGTAGTACAGAAGACACGAGGTCACCAGTGTACCGACTGTCGTGGTGAAGGGCGTGTCAGTCCTCGTAAGAAAGATGGCACACTGGGCAAAGCAATCCGTATCTGCAAGCCGTGCAGCGGAACAGGAGTTATCTACGTTCCTACCGGCGAGGTTGCTGGCTTCAAGCTGGTTCCACGAGACCCGATGGACACGGCATCCGCTGGTTTTAAAACCGACAAGGTTACCTTAGAAAACCGACAGACCGACTTGTCTGGTGATGCTTACGAGTTTGTTGTTGCCTACGTGCGTTACAATGCGCTTCGTACTTACCTATCAACATTTGTAGAAGGGATGAAAAATAATGTTGACGAGAATGGTTTTATCCACCCAGAATTTATGCAATGCGTTACGGCGACAGGTCGCCTTTCGAGTCGCAATCCTAACTTTCAGAATATGCCACGTGGAAATACCTTCGCTATACGGAAGGTTGTCGAGAGTCGCTTTGAGGGTGGTTCGATACTTGAGGGGGATTACTCCCAGCTAGAGTTTAGGGTAGCAGGGTTTCTTGCAAAGGATGGTCAAGCGTACATAGATGTGGAGAAAGGTACGGATGTTCACAGTTATACTGCCAGTATTATCGGGTGCAGCCGACAAGAAGCAAAGGCACATACCTTCAAACCGCTATACGGCGGTGTCACCGGAACCGACTCTCAACAACGCTACTACAGAGCCTTTAAGGAAAAGTATGAAGGTGTCACCGCTTGGCACGAACAACTCCAGCGAGAGGCCGTCCAGAAGCGATTAATCACCCTTCCAAGTGGTAGGCAGTATGCCTTCCCAGATGCACGTTGGACTAAGTGGGGTACGGCTACAAATCGTACCGCAATATGTAACTATCCGGTGCAGGGATTTGCTACTGCTGACCTGCTTCCGATTGCTCTTGTCAAGCTGCAAAATCTATTCCTTGACAGAAAACTTATTTCCGTGATATGCAATACGGTACACGACTCTATCGTGGTTGATGTACACCCTAGCGAAAAAGATATTTGTATCAAACTGATGACAGAAGCAATGATGTCGTTGCCTGAAGAAACAATCAAAAGATATAATGTGGCCTATGACATGCCGGTAGGAATAGAATTAAAAATAGGAAAAAACTGGCTTGACTTAACAGAGGTAGACCTGTAGTATCAGTCTACAACCCTAACAACAGGAGCATGAAAAATCATGGATACAGGGACAGAAATAATGAATATGGACGATATGGACGCAATTGTAGCAGCTATGAATGCAGATAATGATGAAGCATTGATGGCAGCAAGTGGTCAGAATGTAAAGCAGACTGGTCAAAAAGGACTACCAAGAATTAATATCAACTACGATGCAGAGACAGAGGATGGCAAGAGCCTGCCTCGTGGGTCGTGGAAGATGTACATGGATGGTCGGTTTATCTACGCAGATGAGGTAGTGATTCGCCCAATTCTTCGCACATTTGAATACAGCGTGTGGGATCAGGAAAGCGGTTCTTTCGCATCGAAGTCAGTACAGAAGACCGTACTGTCTGGCATGTTTCCTGATACAGTTGGTGGCAACAAGTGTGGTCGCTTAACTCGTGATGAGGAAGATCGTCTGTCAAAAGATGACGTTGCTTACCTCAACTCCCGTGCATCTAGCTGCAACCAAATCCTTTACTCTAAGGTCTCTGGTACGTTCCACGATGCGGACGGTAACGAAGTTGTTTTAGAAAATGAGCCAGTCGTTGCGTACTTTAAGCGTTCTGGCTTCATTCCGATGAACGACTTTATCAACAACTTGAGCAAGCAGAACAAGGTCATGCAAAAGTGTGAAATCTTGTTGGGTACAAGCCGCCACAAGAAAGGCAGCGTAACCTACTGGACACCTAATCCGACTTTGAAGGGTGTGGTTTCAGAGATCAGTGCCGACGATAAAGACTTGATGGCTAAGTTTGTTGAGACTGTGAAAGGTCACAATGAGACTGTTATGAACCAACATCGTGAGGCAGCAAAGCTTCTCGCTGACGATGACGATATCGATCTAGCAGCGGACTTCGACAATGCTAACGCTGCTTAAAATACAGGACTACATGTCTAAGGCTCTCAGGGGGGAAGTTTCTGTCTCCCCTGAGACTATTGAAACATTTAAAAAAGACTGTTCAGATTCTATTATAAAGCAGCTTAGTCCAGATAGTAGAGGCGGTTATCGCGTTCGTATGTCAGGATTAGGTCGTCCACTTTGCCAGCAGGTATTGGATAAGCAGGGTATCAAAGAGGATATGGAATATAATACTCTGTTTCGTTTTATGTTTGGAGATTTAACTGAATCTATTTTGATGGCAATTATGCAAGAAGCTGGCGTTGAGATCGTAGACTATCAGAAACAGGTCGAACTAGAGATTGCCGGTAAGAAAATAAAAGGAACACTCGACGTTATTCTGCGAGACGAGACTGGTCAGGATAAGGTCTGGGATATCAAGTCTGCAAGTGACTGGGCGTTTAATTACAAGTTTACTGGCATGGGTGGATACGATAAACTAAAAGAGGATGATCCTTTCGGATATCTCATGCAGGGATTTCTGTACAGTGAAGCGGTAGGTTTGCCGTTTGGTGGATGGATAGTTGTCAACAAGTCTAGTGGAATGGTTGCTGTTGTAGATGTACCTGATTGGTCGCAGGAAGATAAAGCAGACTACTTGAAGGATGCTGCAGAGCGGATCAAGTTTCTTGACAACCCTGACGTTAAGCCGTTTAAGCCATACAGTCCAATCCCAGAGACATACAAGAACAAAGGTGAGTTGGTTTCGACAGGAAACAAACTGCTACCTCGTGAATGTAATCTGTGTGGATATCGACACCACTGTTGGCCTAAAGCTATCCTGCACAGTAGAGTAACTTCACGAGCAAAGTCACCGCCACAGGTGTGGTATTCTACCTTGAAGAAAAAGGAACTGTAATGCCGTTTTTATTCGTGAAGAACTACGAGGTAGAATTGATGCACATGAATAAAAGCTTGTATCATATCTACATCGAGTCTGCCAAGAAGAGTGGGGGAGAAAGGCGGGTCTGTCAGATGCGTATACATCAGAACGGCCTACCTCTCACACTTGTCAACAACTACAGCAAAGAAGGGTCTTTACATGCGGACACTGAGGTTCGAGACATAAAAACTGTAGAAGAAGAATTACAAAAGATAAGCAGAACCTCTCATGCTGGAGCCTATGTATGTGTGCCGATGCACCCTTTAACAACAGAACTTACAAACATCGAAAGACTATCCCCCAAACTGGCAGGGTATCTGATAAAAAGATTTCAATCGATTGGATTAGAGTTTTGAAAAAATCAAGGTATAGGTCGCAATTTGAACTGAACTTGGCACGAACATTGACCGACAACAGAGTACCGTTCAAGTATGAAGAAACAAAGTTTCAGTACATACCCGAACCACGCAACTATACTCCAGACTTTTATCTGGAAGCATCGGAAATCTACGTTGAGGCGAAGGGTCACCTGACTAAAGACGACAGAGTTAAGATGCTGCTCGTAAAAAAACAGCACCCCAAGCTAGATATTCGATTTGTATTTCTCAGGGCATCGAACAAGATTTACAAAGGCAGTAAGACAACATATTCTGCTTGGTGCGAACGACACGGTTTCATATGGGCTGAAGGCTCTATTCCTACAGATTGGTACAAAAAAAATGGCAAACGATAACGACATTCAACAGAGCATGGAAGCCTTGTCACTTTTACCTGACAGGTACTACATCATTCTTCGGTCTACCGGAGACGGGGAATTTACTCTTTCTGCCTATGATACTACAAGCAAAATGTACGAAGACGATGAAGACTTTAATTCGGCTATGATTATCCAAGAAGGTGTTCTCGATATGATTCGTATGCACACTGAGGAGATTTACGACAGGGGTGTCGCTGCAATACAGTTCAGGCTGGTTGGTCAGGAAATGATTGAAGAAGCAGAGATCACTGACCCTAAAGCTATCAAAGCAGTTGAAGGTAACGTAGTTAAAGTAGACTTTGGGACGAAACAATGAAGCTAGATGAATACCAAATGAGGGCAGAATCTACTGCTATCTATCCAGATGAATACCGCATTCTATACCCAACGCTGGGTTTGAGTGGGGAAGCCGGTGAAGTTGCAGACAAGGTAAAGAAGATTGTTCGTGACGGGGAACCCCACCTTTTTTACAAGAATGATATTGCCAAAGAGCTTGGTGATGTGCTATGGTACGTTGCAATTTTAGCACGAGACTTGGGCTATACCTTAGAAGAGATTGCACAGACAAACTTAGATAAGCTAGAAGACCGTAAGAACCGCAACATGTTAAAGGGCAGCGGAGACGACAGATGAGGCACGAAGAACGCATGAAGTATTTGGAAGAGATGGAACAGGCCGGTAAGATGGCTTATGGAGGAGTAGATCTTGTCAACAATCCGCCACACTACAATCAAACAGGTATCGAATGCGTTGAAGCAATCGCGGCGGCGACAGACGATGGATTCGAATACTACTTACAAGGTAACATACTTAAATACCTCTGGAGATACCGATACAAAAACGGAATCGAAGACCTTAAAAAAGCACAGTGGTACTTGAACAAACTAATCGAAATCAAGGGAGAATAAAACTATGAGCAATATGCTGCCTACACCGTACCAACAATTTATTCACAAGTCACGTTACGCTCGTTGGATTGACGACGAGCAGCGCAGGGAGAATTGGGATGAGACTGTATCCCGATACATTTCTTTTATGGATTCTTACGTGCACGATAAGCACGATTATAAGTTGGATAGTTCACTGAGGAACGAACTAGAAGAGGCTATTCTAAACTTGCGTGTCATGCCTTCTATGAGGGCTATGATGACTGCTGGTCAAGCCTTAGAGCGAGATGCAGTGTGCGGCTACAACTGTAGCTACATTCCTGTAGATAGCCCTCGTGCGTTTGATGAATGTATGTACATCCTGATGTGCGGCACAGGCGTCGGTTTCTCTGTAGAACGCGAGAACGTCGATAAGCTACCTGTAGTTTCAGATAACTTTAACACGTCTGATACTGTAATCAAGGTAGGCGACAGCAAGCCGGGGTGGGCAAAGGCGTTGCGTGAATTGATTGCGTTGTTATACGCAGGACAGATTCCTTCGTGGGATATGTCTGGAGTTCGTGAGGCCGGTGCTCGTTTGAAGGTCATGGGCGGCAGAGCAAGTGGTCCGCAGCCACTAGCAGACCTGTTTAACTTTACTGTTGAAATTTTTAAGAAGGCAAAGGGTCGGCGTCTGTTTCCGATTGAGTGTCACGATCTTATGTGTAAGATTGGGGAGATTGTTGTAGTCGGCGGTGTGCGCCGCTCTGCTCTGATTAGCTTATCTAATTTGAATGATGATCAGATGGCTCATGCCAAGTCTGGTATGTGGTGGGAATCTGAGCCGCAACGTGCACTGGCAAACAACTCAGTTTCTTACAAGACTAAGCCTGAGATGGGTACGTTTATGCGTGAGTGGCTTGCCTTGTACGACAGTAAGTCTGGTGAACGTGGTATGTTCAACCGTGAAGCAGCCGACAAGCAGGTTGCTCGTAACGGACGGCGCGAAACAGGGCACATGTGGGGAACAAACCCGTGTTCAGAAATCATCTTACGGGGATATCAGTTCTGTAACTTGTCTGAGGTTGTTGTTCGTGAAACCGACTCACTAGAAAACCTTAAAGATAAGGTACGTTTGGCAACGATCTTAGGAACTTTGCAGTCTACCTTGACGGACTTCAAGTATCTTCGTAACATCTGGAAGAAGAATACAGAAGAAGAGCGTCTGCTAGGAGTGTCTTTGACAGGCATTATGGATCACCCAGTTCTATCTAAGAATGTAGATAGCAAACGATGGTTAGAAGAGATGCGGGAAACTGCTGTTGAAACAAACCGACAGATTGCTGAAGAGATCGGTATACCAGTCAGTGCAGCCATCACTTGCGTCAAGCCGTCAGGTACTGTTTCACAGCTTACAGACTCTGCCAGCGGAATCCACGCACGACACAACGATTACTTTATTCGCACTGTTCGCGGCGACAACAAAGACCCCTTAACACAGTTCTTGATTGAGTCTGGGGTACACAACGAACGTGACATGATGAAGCCAGACTCTACAACAGTCTTTTCGTTTCCGATGAAGTCACCGGATGGTGCAGTAACACGGACACAGATGACAGCCATTGAGCAGCTAGAACTGTGGAAGACCTATGCTATACATTGGTCTGAACACAAACCATCTGTTACCATCACGGTAAAGGAACACGAATGGATGGAAGTCGGTGCGTGGGTGTATGAGAACTTTGACGTTGCGTCAGGTGTTTCGTTCCTTCCTCACAGTGATCACACCTATCAGCAGGCTCCGTATCAGGACATCGATGTAGATGAGTACAACGAATGGATGCAGACCTACAAGGATGTCAAGATCGACTGGGAAAAGTTGACTGACTTTGAAAAAGAAGATAATACTAGCGGATCACGTGAACTGGCATGTACTGCAGGGGTCTGTGAAGTAGTGGACTTGAACGCAGCATGAGTAAGTTAGTCTGGAAGCGGGGTGACGGTTGGGTTCAGTACAGCCCACCCCGCAGCCACCCTAGTTATGAGGAATGGCAGAAGCTAAAAGAAAAAGAAGGAGAAGGCAAGTGAATTGCTGGTACTGTAGAGGCGAAATGATTTGGAATAGTGATGTTGACTTAGATGATAACAATCACTATTCTATGATTACGTTTCTGGAATGCAAAGAATGTGGTTCAGAAGCAGAGTTCTGGTTACCTAGAGAAAAGGAAGAAATAAATGGCTGAAGAGCAAAAAGACATCATTACAATTGAAGGTATAGAATACGAGTTTGACACCTTAGAGGACAAGCAAAAGTACATCGTCAATCAAATCCGTGACTTGAACGTTAAAGTTGCACAAGCACAATTTAGCATAGATCAACTTCGTACTGCACAAGACGCATTTACTAACATGCTAGTTTCGTCTGTAAAGGAAGAGTCTGTTGATACAAATCAAGATAACGCCTGATATTATTGCTCGTGCTAAAAAGAAAGCTGCCTCTGTAGGTAATCTACAGGGCAGCATCACGGGCAGTCTTAGTAATGTGGTAGGGGCAATCGGGGAAATAATTGTCGAAGAGTACGTTGGCGGTGAGCCTGTCAACAACAAGGACTTTGACCTTTTGGTAGGAAACCGACGTGTCGACGTAAAGACAAAGCGGTGTAATACCACGCCTTCACCTAACTACGACTGCTCTGTTGCAGCACATGGATCTAAGCAAGACTGCGACAGCTACGTGTTTGTTCGTATATTGACCGACCATAGCAAGGCTTGGATTCTTGGAGAGGTATCAAAGGATAACTTCTATAAGAAAGCTACACGATACAACAGAGGGGATGTCGATCCGGCTAACGGTTTCACATTTAGAGCCGACTGTTATAACCTAGCAATACAAGAACTAGAGAACGTCAATGGCAAAGAAGCAGCACAAAGCTAACCTATTTCAATTCACTGTTTATATGAAACAGGATGGTAATGTTGAGTTGGGGTACGACGGTGTACCGCCTGATTTATTCGAATCTACAATGAACAAAGGGATGCCAGAGTATGAAGGTGCACACTCAATAGCATCCCTGTTGAGGTATCTGCGAAGTAACGCAGATGATGTCATGGAGAAATCCAGACAGTTTATTTAGTTTTACTGTGCACCTTTTCTACTTGAAATCTTGCACGAATTGATGACCCCTTGTGCCGCTTGTAACCGGTCGAGGGGTTTTTCATTAACTTGTACTCCCCGCTTCGCTGTTTCATCCAGTGGTAGCCTTTGGGGGCATTGACGTACTTAGTAGCCACTTTTCTTTGCCTTTCCGCCGTACATCATTTTAACACCACGACCTTTCAAGATGTCCTTCTTGGTAACCTTGCCATCGCCTGTCAGATCAGGGAAGGTCTTACCACCTTCTGCCATACGTTGCATATTCATGGGCTGCATAGGCATGGTGTTCATACCGGCAGCTTGTTGGTTTTGCTGCTTCGGAGTCGTGGTCATCATGCCACCCATCTGTGCTTTTTTGCGAGGCTTCTTTGCCATACCACCGTACATCATCGGTTTACGAGGATTTCCGCCGTACATCATTCCCTTGCGAGGTCCGTTGTTGTATTGTTTCATCTTGATATATCCTTATGGTGAGAGTCCAAAGTAATTCATTGTGGGGTTGTAAACAAATTCATGCCCAAAGTCACTGGTAACTTTTACAGGGTCTTTAGCTGTTTCGCGATAGTTATCGAAACGTTCTGTAGCGATAACCAGCAATTCAAGTAGCTGACGATCCTTGTCCATAGGTAGCGGCTTTCCTGTATCTATCATCTCCATCAACAGGGAGCCTACCTTCGGATCGGTCAGGGCTGCAGTCAAAAGCGACATGTTCTTCTGCCTCATCTGCTGCAAGACTGCTTCTGTACCAACGTACCTAAAGCTAACCACACCACGATTGACAGCGTAAAAGCGACTGATGTAGCTCTCTACAGAGAATTTGCGAGGGATGCCCGATATGTTCGTGCGTCCTGCAGACTCTGCAGCTTCGTTCGCTGTGAAGCTTATGATGCTTCTGTAGGTATCGTAGGTTTTATCTCCAAGTACTTCTCTTACAACTTCTGCTGTACTAGGGTCGTTGAATCCCATGAATTGCTTCAGGGATTCAATATCCAAGTCCACATTCGGAACCATCACGGTTGGATCAGACGGGTCTATGGTGTATCGGCCTGTAGGGTTGAAAGCCTTACGATCAATCTCTTGGACCAGAAGTGATTTGATTATTTCGTTGGTTTCTTCTTCGCTTCGCTTTAAGGACTTGAGATGCTTCTTTAGGTCGTTCAAGCGTCCTACGCCACCGGATATCAAAACCGACCCGACACTACCGGAGTCTAACACCCCTTGAGAGTATTGTCTTAGGAACTGTTTGCTTTCGCTAATACCCTGCTGTATCTTCTTGGCTTCTCGTACGACACGAGCCTTTTCCCCCTTTGAAGCATTCTGTAGCTTTTTCATTCCCGCTTCAAAGTACTCAGGATCGACGCTGTTCTTTCCAAAGTCAGGAAACACATCTGTCATAACCCTATCTAAGTCTAGGAGACGCACCTCAGTACCCTCGTCGGTTACGGCTATGAAGGTATCTTGTAGGCTGTTCATTTTTCTGCGAAGGTCGTTGAAGTCGATAGGCTTTCCGCTCGTCACAGTTTCGGTGAGCCATTCGCGACTACGTGCCTCTAGGATTGCACGAGTAGCCTGACCATTTTCACTGTTCAATTGTATGCGATAGTTTCCGTTTGCATCTGCGTCACCTATTGTTTCGGAAAGGGAGCGTGTAAACTTTGTTTTGTCTACGTCCTTCATGTCGGCAATTTTATTAAAGTCTAACCAGCCTACAGGAGCATTTTTACCATAGTCTATACCTAACGGATAGTCTGAAGAAACACCGGTAGGTAAGCGAGCGTCCTTATTTTTCCACCCCAGCCAATTACTTACATTTTCATCGTTGTAGAACCGACGCTTGTACTCTGTCCAACGAGCCTTTCCTTCGGTTAGGACAGTTTGGGTAGAACTTAATTTTGTTCCGTCAGGTAAAACTTTATCTACGCGAGTGACTTGATCCGATGGATCTAAGGCAATAAACAACTGACCTACAGAAACTCGTTGACCTGTTTCTAGCTGAACTTCAAAGGAATCCATGAGTCCTTCTGCAATGTTTTGAACGTTGTCTATTCTCATTTTTGCTGTAGAGTCTTGGGTCTTGAAGCTTATTTGATTCAAGGCATCAGACATCTCTTTAGCTTGCTGGAAGGAGATAGGAAGAACCCCGATATCATCTCCAGTCGATTGCAGATCTTTTCTGAGTAGCTGTGTAACTAACAAATCTCGTGGGATACGTCTGTCATTTATCAGTTTCATCGTAGCGGGATCGTTTGCTTGACGGGCAGCAGCCAACGCACCATCAACAATCTCAACTGCATCTTTTCCTGATCGTTGGGCAATATCCAAGATAAAGGCTCCTGCCGCTTCATCCAAGAATGCAAACATCTTGCCGCTTGTTGAGCGAGACATCGTTTTACCAGACATCTCTAGAAGCAAGGTAGTTCCTTCTGCAGTGCCCAGTACATCAAACATGCTATCTAGCACGGGACCGGCATCTGTCGTAGCTTCGCCTACAACTACTGACCCGTCTGCCGTACGGAACAAAGCGTTGTCTAGCTGACGAAACGGTGCAGCAGCAATTTCTCGCTCGCGTACGTTTCTACTTTCAAGTAACGCTGCAAGAGCATCCCCTGATGTTTGAATGTCACGTGCTTTTGCTGGTTCACGTCCCGGACGGATAATTGTTCCATCAGGAAGAATCTTGTTAACCTGCTTGTTTACGTCGCCCTGCGTCGGAAGAATACGAGCAATCTGAGTTGCTTTATCTTTGATGGCTCCGGCTATACCATCTTGTGTTCTAACAACTTCGTTTTGAATTGCTAAAACACTACCTGCATTTATCCTAGAAATATTGTGCTTTGTAAGACTGTCGAGTGCACTACTTAGTTCAGTTGCAGACGCTTCATCTAAATGATCGTATATGTCGTCTGACCCTAGAATCATGCCCTTTACGCTGGTTTCGTAGCTTCTTCCGATAACTTCTAAGTCATCTGCTAGTTGAGCGGTTGTGCCATCTGCATAGGTTACGGCAGCTTCGACGGTATCGTACAGTTTCTTTATGGCGTTTCCTTCGATGTCCACGCCTTCCGTACGGGCAAGAGTTTGCATAACAGTACGAAGTTCAGAAACAAACTTCTGTTGAGTGAGTAGGTTTGTATGTAAAGCTCGAGTTTTAGGGCTAAACGATGCAACTTGAGGGCCGTGTAAGTCGATTGCAGAACCTTCTTCTAGGGTTTGTAGAAGGGACAAGCCTAGTATTCGAGACACAGGACGATCTAAAACCTCTGGATTCACACCAGCCGCTACAAGCTCTTGCTTGAGTCCGTTGAAGTACTTTACTCTCGTCCGCAGTGCTTCTTGAAAGTCTGGGTCAAAGTTTTTCATGTTGGTGAGAACGAGATCAGCAAGGTCCAAGTCTTTTCCTGTTATGTTTTCAAGGTCAAACTTTTTTAATAGCTTTTTTGCATCTTTGCCGCCTTTGACAAGACCGTACGCGATTCCGCCTAGTGCTCCTATAAACTCTCCCATCATAGGATCGCCACCGTAGATTTCAAAGGCTTGATTGGCTGTTGCAGCACCAATTATAACGTAGGCATCTTGGACGTTCGACTCTCTGATAAATTTAGGTGTTTCAGACCTCACCACAGTCTTTCGGAGGTCTGCCTTTGTAACCTCAATTTTTCTAGCTACTTCATCCAAACGTCTTGCTTCATCTGGGTTCAAGTCCCTGCCTGCTAGTTTTGCACGATTGATAATACCATTCTTCTGATTGTGCAGGTTTTTGTAGTACTGAGACATGTTACGCACTTCGATGCGATTAGATGCAATCTGTGCCGCATCTGTTAGTTCCATACCGTTCTTGAACCGACTAGATGTACGGATACCGTTGACTGATGCGTATATCTTTGCTGGGATGTTTAGTGGCGTAGAGCCAAGAAGCTTGATATCCTTTGCTTTGGTTAAATCAACGGGAAAGCTGTACGTCCCAATACCGACGTTAACAGTATTCTTTCTCATTTTTTGAAACGCTACGATTAACTCTTCCTCGTTTGCATCAGGAAACTTCTTGCGATACCGTGCTTCGAAATCACCGAAGTATTCCATCTCCTTTTTACCAGCCTGTACCTTTCTCAAGGTAGCAAGCTTGGTAGGTCCGGCTACCTCGATTGCAGTCGCTGCAGCTTGGGTTCCAAAGCCGGAAAACCGACGTGAAATAGATTCCGCTACGTGGTATGGCACATCCAAGTTTAACTGCGTGTATCTGTCCTGAATCAAAGCAGGCATACTAGGAATGAAGGTGCTCAACCACTTCTCACGATCAGTTGAGTCTGATAGGTTGTAGTCACCGACTTTCAAGCCCTCTGATAGTGCTCCGAAGGCTTCGCCTACGAGGTATGCTCCAGCCATGAGAGGAAATTTAGCAACTTCATTGGTGATACCGACGAGTTTGGACGGATCACCAAAACCGACTCCCCCGAACTGAGGAAGGTTTACGCTGTGTAAGATGATGCCTGCACGAGTACGTTGACTTTTCACACCTTGATTGATAAGGAAGTTATCGAACTGTTTGGCAAAGATAGCACGGTTAGTATCCGCATCGTAACCCATATTTAACATGTAGCGTGATCTAGCTTCGTCACTTACAAACGGAATACCGACGAGCTTCTTGTCGATGTCTTCCAAGACCTTTTCGTACTTTTCATCGTACACGGCGGTCATGTAGCGTATGTCAACCTCTTGCCTTGCGTCATCGTCAACGTAGTACCCTAGTTTTGTTCCTTGAATTTCATCCACCAGTTTTTGACGTGCTTCGAGGGTATCTTCTCCTTCTAAAAAGGCACTGAAAGCAAACGTTTCAGGATTACCACTTTCAGTTAAGCGTTTAGTCGTTACGTAGTCGGCACTCATCAGGTCTTCATCAGCTAAGTCAGAATCTTTGACAGAAATGATTGGCGTTAGTAATTCGGGATTTTCGATTATGCGACGACGCTTAGTGATGGCTTGTGCACCTAGAAATGGATCGCCATATTCTATCTCTACTTTCGATGGGTCCATAGTCAAGGCAGGCTCTGGGGAAAGATACCTTCCCGATTTTCCAAGCATAGGCGGACGTTCAAACCCCTCTGGTCCGTAACCACCAAGCACATTCACGATGGGAAAATCCTCGACCACCCCTTCTGGAAGCTTTTTTCCAATGCCTGTTGCTTCTGTCTGCGTATTTGTCATGCTCATAGGACTCAACGCTGCAGCAGCAGGCGAAAGTATTGTTTCAGCGAGACCAAGCGTTGACTTGGGTAGCTTATCGAAAATAGAGTATCCTTCAGCCATGTTACGAACTCTGTCCCTTTTTCAAAGATTTAAGCAGTTGTTGATATGCTGGTGAATTTTTGTCGATAGGATCACCCTCTTTTAGTTTTTCTCCTGCAGGCAAGTTTCTATTCATTAGCATAATAATTTGCCTATCAGACATACCTTTTACTTTATCTTCCGCACTGAAGCCGGTTCCGCCCAACTGTGATCGTAGCTCATTAGCTGCAGACGCTGGGGTAATAACAACATCTGAAGTAGCAAGCATGTCGTCTGCAATAGCAATCGCAGCATTATCCAAGAAGTCAGTGCTACTCAAGTATTTTGCACGGATTCTGATATCATCTAGCATGTCCTTTGCTGCCATGAGGGATGCTCGTTGTGCGTCGGGGCTGTCGAATGCTCCCTGACGTAAGGCAGACAGGATCAACTGAACGTCTTGGTCAGAAATGGTTCTTCCGCCTGTTCCACCCTGAATAGCAGCAGATAACTCGTAAGCAAGGACAGTGATGTGGAAGTTACGAGTAGCAAGCATACGTTTTTTCATATCATCACCTGCCGCTTGCATTTGTGCAGTAACCTTTTTGGCATCTTGGATTAGCAACTGTCGTGCAGACTCTGTTATGTTTATGTCGTTATCAGTAGATCCTTTAGCTATAATAGAATCAATCAAAGATTCAGCAGCAGTATCCAAGTCTGCTCCAACTGCACCACCAGAGAGTTTACTCAAAAACTGTGCGCCTCTTTCACCAAATTCTCTAGCTAAGTACTGCAAGCCATCTATTGTCAAATCAAAGTTGGCTACGGCAGTAGACCCTAGAGGTGCACCGGTGCTGGAATCAAAGTAGGAACCTAGCGCAGACTTAGCAGCCCTTGTGCCTCTGACAGCAGAGTCTTTTTGCGTACGAAATGCGTAACGTCTTTGCTTTCCCTGTGCGCTTCCGTCAAGTCCGTATTGTCGAGCCAAAAGGTTTTGAGCTTCAACTCCCGCTACGCTGATTAAGCCTCGAACTGTCAACACACCGGCTTGTAAATCCCCGTTAACCATTTTAGCAAACTTGTTTGATATTCTCTGTCGAGTCTTTGAGTCGGCTGCAGCTAGAACACTACTGGTTGCGGGATCAGTAGAGTTTATCATTGCAAAGAATACGTCTAACTCACTAACGGGTGCGCGAGTATCACTACCAGCAGCAATAATGCTAGTTGACATGGACATCAACCCGTCTAACGGAAGTTGATTGTTAGCAGGTACAGGGCCATGACCATCCGGTCGTTGGACTAGATTGCCCACGGCATCCGTCTTATCTGCAATCAAGGCAGACAGTAAATCATTTGCTGTTTTTGGATTGTTTGTAGCAGCGAGAAGTCTAGGATACAACGTGTTTTTAATAAACGGTGCGTACTTTTCTGATGCAACTTTTCCGTAGATTATATTAGCAAGAGAGTCGGTTTCGCCTTCTTTAATCACAGGCTCAACTACTACAACAACCGCTCCATTGGGGTTTTCGGTAGACAAGGTTTGCTGGATACTTGCAGCCATGTCTGCATTTCCCTTCATATCCAAGCTCAAGAGGAACTGCTCCATGCCTTTTACTTGTAACACATTTGCAAAACCTGCTCTAACCATCTGCTCTTTATGGGATAAAACTATACCTGATGGAAGATCGGATCTTAATGCTTTCAAGTTTGGGTCGGTGTCTAAGCGTTGCTTGAATGTAGGTCCAAATTTTGATACGAACTCCGCAGCCTTACCCTCTGTACTGTTAATTTCGTTTAGGTTATCTATTACAGCACCGTTTAACGAATTTGCTTTTTCGAAAATGCTGTGAGAGTCTTTTGCCCCGATAATAGTGTCTGTCCCTAGTGTTATATAGTTTGAATACTTGGACAATTCCGCAGCCCGTGCAGTAGCGGCAGTATCTTTGGGAGTTCTTGACGTTGAACCAGCAAGAGCCTTAACCGACTTTCCGTCTGGGCTGATTTCTACGCGAGTTTCTCTGACTGCGTTTTTTCTGTCTGCGTCTGTAAAATCAGAGTCTGTACTGAGTTTTGTAGAGCCATCTTCCATCTCGTATTGTATTGCGGAAGAAACACTTGCCGATCTCAAGGGTTGACTTACAAGCCGGTCACCAACAAATTTTCCTTGCTGAATGTCAGAGCTATCATACCCATTATCTATAAACGATTGTTCGTTTTTTCGTCTGAGGGTCATTCCGTTATCTAGGGTAACAAAATAATAGTCTTCTCCCGGAGTTTTTCCCGGCTCTTCGTAGTTTTGTTCAGACTGGCTAACCAACTGCCCGTTTTCATATTTTTTCATAACGTGACGAATCGGATCGCCAGTTTTTTTGTTTATTTCAATTGCTTCTGCTTCGTCCGCTACCTTTTTTCCGCCGATGTAAAACTCATCCTTGTTGGTGATTTTTGCCGGACCTTTCATAGCTTTTATAAAACCTGTGTCGAATGGCATGAGTTTTCCATCAACAACATTACCCACGACAGGATGAAGTTTGTCAATGTCTGTCATGCCATAGCGCGGACCGTAGATATTTCGCAACTGTGATTCGGGAACAGGTGAACCGTTGTAGTTACGAAGGTTTTCAATCTTGGATTCGCCTGTGTAAGCTTGCCAACCATTTTTGATTGTTCCTGTTTTTACTACTTTTGCACCCTTTGGAAGCATTCGAGGGCTTCCTATCATGTGCTCTCCCCACACACCGTCTGGAGTCTTGTATATCAAGCGAGGAGCATTTTCGTCACGACGTACCCGCTCTGCTTCTGCAGCTTCACGTACTTTTTCTGCAGCAGCAGCTTGGTCTAGGGCAATTTGTTTTGCTTCCTCTTTACGGAGCTTGGTTTCGTCCTTGTCTTTCTTGTACATTGCGCTTCCGGCAAGCAGCAACAGTTTTCCAAAGTCTGCCATTATTTTGACTCCTCAGTTGTTAAGAACGAAACCGACGCTTCTTTAGGCTGCTCGACTGGACCGTACGCACTTTCAATAAAGTCATCCGCTTCCATGCGCTGCTGTCTATTAATTTCTTCGTTCATTTTGAGGTACAACTCTGGGTTGCGTTGCTTTAGAATGTTAAAGAAGGCAACGTCATCTACCTCTTCTTCGTCTTCTTTTTCAACGAACATCTTCGGTTCGAAACCTTCTTCGAGAGCCATGTTGTACAAAAAGATACCGACTGCAGGCTTAATTAATTCTGCTACGTCAGGAGTGTAATATCCCTTCATAAATCCTTTGAATGATACCTGATTAACCAACTCTTCAACGGTGATACCAGCAAGAAGCATCTTTAAGATTCCTTCCCGTTGTTGCGGGTTGTCATCGATTGCTTCTGTTACATAATCGACTGCATCGTCTGGATCTGCGTAGATAGGTGGTTGTTCCCAAGCCCACTTCCCCGGTTCGTCAGTCAGGGAGTGTCCCGGAGGTGCAGAAAGAGCGTTAATTTTATCAAAAGCCATGTTTCTAACCTGTCCTTGCATCTTTACTATAGGAAGGAGTTCGTGTTGCAGTACGCTTCACGCTGACTCTACCTAATGTTGTACTTCCTGTTGATCTGGTTTGAGCAAGAATACGCTGGGGGATCTTGGTTGCTCGTACGTGCTGCGCTAGATAAGCTTGCATCTTCGGCGATTGCAAGGCGTTACCAACTCTTCCATTTTTACCTAGTGGTATCTGTCCAGCCTGTCCTGCTTGGAAGTTGGTATCTGATCTAATGGATCTAGCTTGGGTAGTCCTTTTTCCCGACGGCATCTGACCCGTGTCTCCGAACATATTCAGGAACGAGGCCGATGCCTGTTTAACGTTATCACTTGAAATGTTGTCTTGTAACCAGTCTGGAACATAGTCATCGTAGAATCCCTTAACAGCGGAACCGATGGCGGTGTTTCCAAAGGGAGTAACACCAAAGTAATTCAATCCTTTTGCAGCTAGGTTGTCTCCTGTAAAATACGAGGTTTCTTCTCCGCCTGAGAATCCAAAGCCGCTATCTCCAAACAAGTATTCCCCAGCAACGTTCGCGCCAACCAAAGCAACGCCTGTCTTAAACCACTTCTGTTCCCAAAATTTAGCCATGAATTGTTACTTTCTTATCCAAATATGTTATCGATAATTTCACTTTTTAAATAGTCATCGTACTTGGTATCGTACATATCTTTATCTGCCGCAATTGCTGCTGCTTGCATAGCGGCGTTGTGCGCTCTATCCTTTGCGTTTTCAGACGCTTTCATGTTCCAAGACGCCTGATCTCGATACGCTTGCCAGATATTGTTCATTGCATTTTGTTGAATACCAAGAAGGTTTAAGACATTTAGTCGGTTTGCTTCGTTTTTTGCGGCAGTGTTTGCAGTGTTTACCTGCCTGCGCCAGTTCACATTACTCTGATCAACTTGCATACGCATGTTTGCGTTGAACTGATCGCGGGTGGTTTGCATTTGGGCGTTGAACTCATCTACGGCAGTCTTTTGACTTACGTTGAATTGTTCTAGGGAAGCTTTGCGATTCAAGGTAGCGTTGGTAATTGTAGCACCCAGTTCCGCAAAGAACATATCAACTTCGTTCTGTGACTTTGCGTTGAATTGTTTTGCCGCGTTGTCTGCAGCAGCATCTGACATCAAGGCTGCAACCTTACTTTGAAATGTAATTACATTGGATTGTTGTTCATTAGAGAGATTTTGCAAATCCATAGACAAAAAGGTCTTGGCGTTTTGTGATGCAGCTTGCTGTCTATTGTTTAGGTTTGCCATATCCATAGCAGCGTAGGCCGCAGCATTTTGTAAAGCAGCCTGTTGCTCGTTGTTTAGGTTTTGAAGCTGAATAGTTGCATACTTACTTGCATCATTTGCCGCAATTGGAATTCCAGACTCCATAACAGACTGAACCATAGCTGCAGCAGCCATAGAACTCGACCCCAACCCCCGTTGTGCCATCAGGGATGACACGGCTCGTACTTGTGGAGCAGCCCAAGCAGGAAGAGGCTTACCATCCTCGATGGTTGCCATGAGTTGGGCCATTTGGAACTGAGTAGTTGCTCTAGGGTCTAGGTCTGCAGTCGCAGCCTTTGCCAGACTGTCAGGAGAAACCGACCCCTGTTGAGCCTGCATCAGGGCGTTATTAGATACTGTTCCCTGCGCAGCTTGTGCAGCACCTACCTTGTCTGCAGTAGTGGTTGGTAGATACCCCGCTGCAGGACCAGTTGCTGTAGGAGCAGTCTGATCGTATGCTGCTACATCAATTTCTTTAGGTGCGTCAACGGTAGGGGCATAAATTTGTTTGCCCGTTGTATCTATAGTTTCTCCCGCCTCAACTTTTTTGTCAACGGGTTTAAACGTCAGTTCGTCATCAAGCTTCTTTTGTTCAGCTTGATCGAGCATCTTTTTCCTAATTTTTTCTTCGTCAGTGTCTGCCACGTTCGTGTCACTCCCTGTGTCGCCACCGTCTCCTGTGTCGCCACCGTCTCCTGTGTCGCCACCGTCTCCTGTGTCGCCACCGTCTCCAGTGTCATCGTCACCGCTATCCGGCGGCAGATCTTTTGTTTCATCGTCATCCGGCGGCGGTGAGGATGGTGGACTTGGATTAACGGGTCGATAAAAATTCGGGCCATCACCGTCATAAACATTAGGATTAGAGTAGGAGGCATCGTCACCATACTCAAACGCAGGTATACCCATTGGACCCGGTTTACCTGAACCGCCATGTGCCTTTAGCAACTTAGCTTCTTCCGGCGTAATGTAGGCAAGAATATGGTCCTGTCCTTTAATTACCGTCTTACGAGGTGGTGATTTTCTGCTTGCCATATCCTAGTCCCTCTGCAACACTCTATCTAACTTATCCTCAACACGATGCAACGCTTCCATAACCTGACGTACATCGCTGCGAACATCTTCACGGGTTGCGTATTCTTCCCGCGTTTTGTTCAAGAGGATTTCTAGTCGCTTCTGTTCGCGGGTCATACCACTAGCCCACCACGCACCACCAGCCACGATTAAGGCCAAAAGCATATCTATGAGGCTGGTCATATCCACTGGTCAACCCCTACGCTGTGTAGGAGTTGCCAGCCGTGATTGCGGCGTTGGCTGCTGTCATGTCTTCTGTAGTCCAGAAGTCTTTAGCAACCATGATTTCCAGATGCTCAACATTCCTGTTTACACAGTCCTGCTTATCTGCTGCTTCATCGTCTGCCATAGCTGTGCCAGCAATAATAGCATCGATGAGGTCAACGCTGTGACCCATTGCTGTGTAGTGCTGTGCGATTTGTTCTGCTGTTAGTTCGTCCATTTTAATACTCCTTTAGCAAGCCATTAAGACACAAGGCACAAGATATGACCCATCGTCATACGTGTGCGATACATTTGTTGATGTTACCTTTGCGATTGTTTTGCTGCGAACAATATCGTCACCTTGCGGCTTTGCAGTGCCATCGCCAGCACTCATTAGCAAGTCACCTCTGGCTACAGTTGTGCCTTGAGCAATGCGGATGACCATATCGCCTGTCATTGCAACATTCATATCATTCCAGTCATCATCGTTATCCCAGTTGACAAAGACACCAGCAACATTGGCATCACCCTCTACGGATGATACAGCCATTTTGTTTAGCTGTTCGTTATCTTCATCACCCCATTCAACCATCTCATCAAGGTTGGTCATCACCGTGCCTTTGACGATGCTTGCGTCTTTGCTATTGTCAAGCAGTCTAGACCAACGACCCAAGTGACCACCGTTGAAGGTGACGGTTGTACCTGATACAGAAATATTACCTTCCGTAGTACCATTTTGTGTAATGTTAACTACAGCTCCATCATCAGAGGTTCTGTTAAAGTTAGCGCAATTTCCACCAGACCTTGCAGAACTAAAAAGACCATCTTCTCTCGCACTGACGCCACCACCAGAAGTATAAAGATAAACAGCAGGTTGGTCAGCATCTGATAGATTGAAACCCCAAAATCTACTGCCACTATACAGTATATACATTGCTCTAGGATTACCATCGCCATCTGACAGCACGATGTTGTTGCTGGATGTGCGGATGTCTAGGCCGCCCACATTGCCGTTGTAGCGACCAAGAATGGTGTTGCTGGAGCCAGTCGTCATAGATATTCCAGCACTATCACCAATATAAGTGTTAGCCGCACCTGTAGTGTTGGCATATCCTGAGTTGCGACCCACAAACACGTTTACGTTACCAGTAGTATTTAAATACCCCGCTGTATATCCAACTGCCGTGTTGTAGGATGCGGTGGTGTTGTTAAACAATGCTTGGTCACCTATAGCGGTATTAACAGAACCTGTTGTGTTGTAATATAAAGGCCGGTAACGACCTACAGCAGTATTTGCTGTTCCGGTAGTGTTTGAAAATCCGGCTTGATATCCAACCGCACAAATGTTTCCTGTTGTGGTACTATAAGCAGCAGTTCTCCCTACAGCAGTAACATAAGTAGATGTTGAGCTATACGCAGCTTCAGCACCTATTGCCACATTGCTACTAGCAGTTTGGTTACTATAAAGAGCCAGATATCCCACAGCAGTGTTGTTGGTTCCAGTGGTGTTGGAACGTAACGCCTGCCGAGCAACTGCTACGTTATTTGTGCCAGTGGTATTTAATGACATAGTTGCATAGCCTATAGCCGTGTTACTATGGCCAGTGCTAGCACCTAAAGAAGAATACCCTACAGCAGTGTTGTAAGATGCGGTGGTGTTGTTTTCTAAAGCAGACCGACCAATAGCCGTGTTGTAATTGCCAGTGGTATTGTCGTAAAGCGCACCTTCTCCCATCGCCGTATTATGACCGCCGCTTGTCGTGCTATAAGCCGCAGCAAGGCCAACATAAGTATTATGTGCGCCTGTAGTGTTTGACAACCCCGCTTGATAGCCAATTGCAGTTAGTGAACCTGTAGTATTATAATATCCAGCCTGATAACCAACGGCAGTGTTGTTGGATGCGGTGGTGTTTGCAGATAATGCCTGCATACCTAGACCAACATTATAGCTGCCTGAAGTATTACTAAGAAGTGAGTTAACACCAATAGCTGTGTTTCTTAAGCCTGTGCTGTTAGTGCCTAGCGATGAAGCACCAAAAGATGAATTATATTCCCCTGTAGTGTTTGCAGTGGCAGAGTTATACCCCACAGCTGTGTTGTTGCTTGCGGTGGTGTTGGAGCGTAATGCGTCATTACCAAACGCCGTGTTGCTTGCCCCTGTAGTATTTAGGAAAAGTGACTGATAACCAGTTGCTGTATTGTAAGAAGCCGTAGTATTAGAGGCTAACGCATCCTTGCCAAGACCAACGTTTTCTGAGCCAGTAGTGTTTGCATACATAGCGTCTTTGCCAACGGCAGTGTTAAGGGAGGCGGTGTTAAACCGCAGTGCATCAGTGCCTACCGCAGTGCCACTACCTCCGCTAACATTGTCAGCCAATGCCCCCTTGCCTATAGCTACATTTCCACCGCCCGTGGTGTTATCTCGCAGAGCTTCGTTTCCTACTGCGGTATTGGGTGTGCCTGTAGTATTGCTATACCCAGC